ACGCGCTTGAAGAGCTGTTCCTCGAACTGCTGCTGGTCGTCAGCAGCGGCGAGAGAGGAACGGGTCTCGTAGTTCTCCATCAGGGTGATGGTGTCTACGATCTGCCGCTCCTTGGCGGCAGTGAGGTAGGTATTGGCCATGTCCAGAGGACTGGCCAATGTGTTGATGCCATTGCTGATGAGCTTGGCACCCGTGCTAATGGTGCCAAGGATATCAGAGAAGGTATCAGTGGTAACTTTGAGGACCTGTGCCATATTAACTCCTATGATTATGGCTGGGGATCATACCCCATTAGCACGCTAAAGCGTGCTGGTGTGAATAGTATATACTTATCATAGGGGGGGTAGACATGGGGGAGGGGTAGGGCACAGGTGTGAAGAATACCCTCAGAAATCTCTATAAAAATTATATATTCCTTTATTATAAATTCTATAAAAAATATATAAAATATTCTCTGTATTCCTACTATAATTATAATTACTACCTCTTTTACTCTCTTATATAATATATAAGATAATAGGTAGTACCTAGCTAAGTCATTGATTTCATTACACTTTTTCCTCCCCCTTTATAATAGAGATATATATACTCTTTTACTCTCTTACGTCGTTTATGTCTCTTATATAGGAACCTGGATGGATAGGGCAGGCCGCGAGAAATTGACAGGTTGTCAAGGAAAATCAATAAAAATTTGGATGATGATCGAAATTAACCAGATTGTGGTTAAGCGAAAACATCTGGTTCGAGTCAGTGGAAGATGATCGGTTCGAGACCTTCCATAGGGATTAAAAACCAGGAACCAGAAGGGTTTAGCTCTGTTGGTTCGGGTGATCCGCAGATGAATCCACCGCCTAGCTTGCCTGCCATCTGGGCAGCCAGCTGGATAGCTCCTGGGTCATCGGGAGGGTCATCGTAAGGCTTGGGAAGGGAATTCCCAGCCTTGTCGACGAACTGAACGATGCGGAGCTGTCGTCCGTCAGCGAGAATCACAAGACGGTCTTTGAAGGAGACGTATGTCACGACCATATCCATAATGGGTTTGCTCTGATATAAGTTGATTGTTAAAACAATTGTTAATCAGAAACCCGCAGGAGAAAATTATGTCGAATGGTAAGATCGAAGCTACACTGGAAACGAAGGTGACGGAAGAGGAATTGATTAAGAGGAGCACAGCCGAAAGGGTTACTCTGGAACAGGTGAATGGGTCGATCGTAGGGGAGTGGTATTTTACTGGTTCGGAGGCTGTAAAATCGGTAGGCGCATTATCGGGAGAGGGCTATCAGGAAGATGTTCCAGAAGATTTGGATAGGGTCACAATATGCCTGATTAGATTGTTCAATGGATTTATTATTATGGGGCATTCAGCTCCGGCTAGTAAAGAGAATTTTGATCCATTGATTGGAAAACGATTAGCTCGTGAAAGAGCTATCATGCAGATATGGACATTGTTGGGGTTTGATTTGAAAACCAGACAATGGATTAAAGAATCTGGTGAGAATCTGACTAAATAAATAAGCTCGGAACCAGGAGGAGCCTCATCATCCAAGGTCGTCTGAGCCATAGGAAAACTCAAACCGACTGGGGCGGATGTGTGTCTTCGACTCCTGGTTCCGAACCGAAAAAAGATGATAGGAGTTAATTATTGAAGAGACCGGAAGACACTTGGGAGGGTACCCTATCCTCCGGTCTCTAAACCCTCAGCTGGTGAAAACCCACAAAACACCGTGAGGGATTCTGGATGCTCTAATGTCTAACTGCCCGGAAACGCTAGGGGCATAGCGACAGCTCGGACCTAAGCTCTTTCTAAATACCACTAGATTATTGATTCTTAAGTGATATTTATGCGAAACACATAGCACGAAATCCTTAGGAGGCAAACAGTCCATGGCTATTCCCTCGCTCTTCGATGTTCTCCCTCTGAGCAAACAGAGCCAACACACCACGACAATCCCACCCTCGGCAGGGAAATCGACTATGCATAGGGCGTTCTCGGGAGGAGGTGGCGCAGCTCCCGGTCAGGCGGTCAAGGAAGACCAGCAAACGATTCATGGGAATAATCCAGGGGAGGTAGGTCCTCCCTCTCTGGTTCCTCTGACGATCGAAGATGTGCAGAAGGCTTTGCCTAATCATCTCAGGACAAACGTTGATCAGGATCTGGTCGACAAACTTAATCAGATAGCCTCTGATCCGATTCTGGCTGAGAATATCAGGACCAATTTCATAGGGTACTCCGGGATTCTCAAGAACGGGGGTTTCAAGACCGAGGAGTATCTTAATGCGGTCATATATGTGAGTTTCAAGTTGATGGGATATACGAACCTCGAAGCGTATTCGAGAACATTTCCTCATCGATACGCACATCTGCTGGCGAAGGGGGCAGCCAGCAAGGATATCGCTGGATTCGTCTCGGCCTATAATCGGGGCAAGCTCGTCAACCTGATCATGGAACAATCTCTGGTACCCACATGGGTGTTGAACCAGGATCTATTTCAACGTGCAATCAACGTGCAGGCTGATCTGATGTTGAATGCAACCAGTGAGAAGGTCAGGACCGACGCAGCGAACAGCTTGCTGATCCACCTCAAGAAACCCGAGGTGAAGGAGTTCCAGATCAGCATGGACACCAACGAGTCGGCAGGCATCAAGGAGATGAGGGGGATGCTCCAGCAGTTGGCCCAGCAGCAGAGGGAGTTCATCGAACGAGGGGAGATGAAGACCATAGAAGTGGCAGCTACACGTCTTGTTGCCGCGCAGGATGAGTAAAATGGAAAAAATTGACATTAATGATAATATTAATGATAATATTAATAATAATCATTATCAGATAATCAAGAAAACTTTAGATGAATGGTTGGATGAAGTTGATTATCATGATATAAATTCGGGATCATATATTCCGAGTGAATTTGCGTTAATATTTATGAATTTTGTAAAGTTGGTAAATGGGAAACAAGGTGAATCCCATAAGACACCACCTGTCCATCTTAAGATGTTGGACAAAATGCTATCAAAAAAGAATCAGATAGCTAATTTATGTTTTCGCGGTGCTGCAAAAACAACTCTATTTTTTGAATATCTGGTTCTATTTATTGCAACATTCGGTTATTTACCAGATTTTGGTGATATTACCGGTATGATGTATATCTCGGATTCAATGGAGAACGGCGTCAAGGCTGCAAGAAAAAATGTTCAATTCCGATATGATAATTCTGAGTTCCTTCAGGAATGGATCCCGGAGGCATACTTCACAGATAGCTATCTCGAATTTACGAACCGGGAAGGTCATAAGCTCGGCGTTCGAATGTTCGGAGCTCAAACCGGTCTCCGTGGAACTAAAATCTTCGGAAAACGGCCTGTCCTTGCAGTGCTGGATGACTTGGTATCTGACGATGACGCCAAATCGACTGTAAGCATGAATGCTATTAAGGATAATATCTACAAAGGAGTTAATTACGCTCTGGATCCAACGAGGAGGAAGATCATTTTCAATGGTACGCCTTTTAATAAGGACGATATCATGATCGAAGCAGTCGAGTCCGGGGCCTGGGATGTGAACGTCTGGCCTGTATGCGAGAGATTCCCCTGCTCACGAGAGGAATTTATCGGAGCATGGGAGGATCGATTCAGTTTTGATTTTGTCGAAGAACAATATCAGAACGCAGTCCTCACAGGAAAAACCGAAGGCTTCATGCAGGAGATGATGCTTAGGATTTCAAGCGAAGAAGAGAGATTAATCCAGGATGGAGAGATCAGAGAATATTCCAGAATTCAATTATTGGAAAGAAAATCGATATTCAATTTCTATATCACCACCGATTTCGCTGTTTCTGATAAGCAGACAGCTGATTATTCGGTCATCGCGGTATGGGCCTACAACGCTCAGGGGGATTGGTTCTGGGTCGACGGCATCTGCGAGCGTCAAACCATGGATAAGACGGTGAACGACCTCTTTCGTCTGGTTCAAATTTACAAACCCCAGAGCGTTGGGATCGAAGTAACCGGTCAGCAGCTGGCTTTCATCAAGTGGCTGCAGCAGGAAATGCTCCGTAGGAACATCTGGTTCAACTTTGCTTCGAGTGAGAAGTCTGGTTCCCCTGGAATCAGACCTATTGTCAATAAGTTGGCCCGTTTTAACCTGATTGTGCCTCTGTTCAAGGCGGGTAAAATGTACTTCCCGCTCGAATGGAAGACCTCAAGGATTCTGGGGTTGTTCCTGGGTCAGATTCGGCTCGCCACAAAGAACGGACTGAAGGGAAAAGACGACTGTCTGGACACGATTTCCATGCTAATGTACATGAACGCATGGAGGCCCAGCGAAGAAATTCCTGCTCCAGACCCGGACAGTGGCATGTGGGAGGACATCTCCCCAGATCCGCCCAGTGCCCTAGCTTCCTATGTAGTTTGACATCCTTTTTCTGGCTCAAATACCTGATATTTTTCATATTTCAGGGTATTTTAAATGAAAATCGTAGAATTATTCCGCCGATTGTCGTTTGGTGAGCTCTCGAACCTCGCAATCTCCAATAATGACGGCACTTTGGTCGAGGAAAAGCATCCTCAGATCATTCAATACGTAAACGAGGGTTTATTGAGGCTCCATTCGAGGTTTTCGCTCTATGAAAAGAGCCTGATCCTCGAACAGTACGCACATATTGTGAATTATCACCTGATTCGGAAGTATGCCGAGACTTCTGGCTCGAATACGCACCATCCGTACATCAAGGACCTTCCAGACGACCCATTCCTGGAAGATGTGATCATGATCATCGCCGTCCATGACGAGTTCGGGCAGAGTCTGCCCCTGAACGATCGGGCGCACCCCTATTCCCTGTTCACGCCACAGCCCGACATCCTGATGGTACCCAACCCACAGGAGCGTCGACCCCTGAGTGTCTCCTATCAGGCCCGCCACAGGCTCCTGGATGACCGTGAGGGGCATATCCTGGATCAGGAGATCGATCTGCCCTTCGCCCTCGAAGGAGCTCTCCAGAGCTTCGTGGCTGGCAAGACGTACTCCCACATGAACGGCCAGGAAAACATCGTCAAAAGCCAGGAGAACATGGCTGCCTACGAGGCGATCTGCCTTGAGATCCAGGATCGGGATCTGGTCAACGAGACAAACTACACATCCCATTTCAAGCTCGAAATAAGAGGTTTTGTCTGATGGGTGACCATCCTGTATTCCCGATTGGCGGACTTCGGAATCCGGTTAATCTTTATACTCCTCCTGGTTCGCCCAATTCCGGATCTCCCGAGATTCCTGGAACTTATCCCGGATATCCCCAGACCGGGGTTTATGCCCACACCGTCGATAAGGTTATAGGCTCGGCCTATGATACGGTCCGGTATGTCGCGGAGAATCTTGAATATATCAAGCATGTTTCTGCTCATTTAGAGCAAATATATGTGGTCTATGGGCATCTGGATGAAATCGATGCCCTTGCTAAGAACGTAGATGCGATTGAGGCGATCTATGCTCATATCCAGGAGATAATCATAGTCGCCGGAATCACGGATGAGATCCAGATTCTGGTTGAGAACCTGTCAGCTCTGACGGCGATTTATGAAAATCTGGATGCTCTCCTGGATATAGCCGCGAATCTTCCCAAGATTCTGGCTCCGTCGATTTATACGACTGATAATCCACCGACAAATCCATTCGATGGCGATCTGTGGTGGGAAAGCGATACGGGCAATACGTTCCTCTATTACAACGACGGCAATTCCAAGCAGTGGATTCAGCAGAATGTCGCTCCCCCGGATAATGGCCTCACAAGGGGCTATGGTTCGCCTGAGGGTGAGGTTCCGGCTCCAGTCGGAAGTCTGTTCGCACGTCTCGACGGTGGGCCTGGGACTACCTTGTATGTCAAGGAAACAGGTACTGGCAACACCGGTTGGGTCGCCAAATAATTAAGGGGTTTTATAAATGTTCGATTTCCCGAATGATCCTTCCGAAGGTCAATTGTTCACTCCTCTTGGCGGGCCGATCTATAATTTTACCAAGGGAGCCTGGAATGCGAGGCAGCCGACAGGCGCATCAGCTCCGGATGATGGAGTCTTTGCGACTCGATCGGCATTAGTGAATTCATTGGCAACTGGATATTATCTCAGCCCCGGTAAGATTTATGTGGCTGGCGGGTATATGTATATCGCTATTCCAGGCGTGACATATATCTCGGATCTTCCTGGTCTGGCTCCATGGGGTGATATCCATGTTGAGCATTTTGGCGCAGTCGCCGATATGCGCTATTCGATGCCGAGATTTACTCAATCGGCTACATTTCAGAAACCGGGACCGGTTGATGATCCAACCAAGTATTTCATCGCTCCATGGATGGATGCCGGAACCAATCAGCTGGCAGCCTTTATGGCAGCCGATGATTATGCGGTGAATGTGGCCCGGACAGGTGTTTTCTACGCTGAGGGTAAAGTCAAGGGTTATGGTAATGAACCAAATACCATTGATCCCCGGAGTGGATATTTTATCGACGGGCAATTCATTCTTCAGGGAATTATGCAATCCCGTAAAGATTATAGGGATATTATTTGGTGTAAAAACACCAACGTCTATCATTCTAATATCTGGATCAACTCAGTTAAAGGTGGTGTCAAAGGTTTAAAACTAATTTCCCAATATGCTTATACCGGGGTGGCCAAGCCATTCGGTCATGGCTGCATCGGCTGCGGCATTACAGTCGGTACATTGGGGACTCCGGAAGGTGGTCCGGCTATTGCTACTGATGAACTGCTTTCTCCGGTTAATGCGAAGAGTGATTCTGATGGTACGCGTGTTCCATTCATTACCGATGTCGAGATCGACGCACAATTCTGCAGGGCTGGTCACGGTGTGAGAACCGGATTTCCCGGAATCTCTCAGATTTCCAATTCGTCATATCTGTTTTTTGGAGTCGGTGGTATTGAGTATTGCAAATGGAAGCTCGGTATCCATGAACAAACCAATCGCACGTCGAATGGTCTTGGTATTTGCCACTGGAATTTCATTTCCGATAATTCCCAAGGTGGTAATCCGCTCACCAATTATTCAGCGATGATCCCGGTCGAGACATATCATTGCTGCAACACGACAGTGGAATTTTCGACCGATATTAATATGTTCGATCAGCCGCACGGTTTCCAATGTGGGTGGGAATTCGCTTCAGGTGGCCATGTTGAAGTCGGCCCAATTTCGGTCTTTGGATGTGCCCCTATTAATATTTCGCCTGGTGATTTGATTAACCATTATACCAACCCTGCTCAGAAGGAGAAGGTTGGCAAGGCGATCAAGGTTGGCAAAATTAGTGCTATCGATGTGCCGATCAGTGGCGATGTCATGACTCCCTACGCTAATGGCTCCGGTGCTAATGTTTATACTCGTGGTTTTGGCACGTCTAAGTTCGATAATGACATTTATGAAACGACTCAGAACCGTAGTATTTGTCGTCAGCTCGAATGTGATATTACCTATGAGAGTATGTCTCTTATTCGTACTGGCAAGAATGGTTTTACTCCGCGCTGGAACGGCCGCGCCTTCTATGCCCAGGGCGTGCAGGGTAAGCTCACTGTCGGAGCATTGACGACATTTGGTATCGGTCGTGGCTTCGAGATCGAATATTGCGATGGTGACCAGGCGCTTAGCTATGTCGATGGTGACGGATGCCTTCTGTATGAATTTTCACGAGGAGGTCGACTTTTTCAGACCGATACGAATCGTAATGTCGAAGGCTATGTCGAGAATATAGCGGATGGATCTTATCGGCCTGGTAATGGACCTGGAACCAGAGCTGTATCGATCGCTGGTGGTTCTTATTCGACGATCGTAGATAATCAGGGTTTTGCTGAACGGGTTAATACCCTGACCAAAACCTATATCGTTCCCTTCGGTGGTGCTGATGATGATGTTTATCGAGGCACGCCAATTAAGATAGGTAATCAGACAGTCACCGCAACTGAATTTATTCAGGGTCGAAGCCAATCGTCCTCTGGTTTGATTGAAGCTACTACGGTGGCTATTACTGGAGCTACCAAAAGCGATCCAGTGGTGATCACAGCCCCATTCCATGGCTATAATGAGCATCAATGGGTAGTCATTAATAATGTCGAAGGAATGCTTCAGCTGAATGGTAAGGAAGGTTTGGTTAAATGGCTTTCCGATGATACTTTTTCGCTAGTTGGTATTAATTCGACCTCTTATTCGACTTATACGACCGGTGGAACTGCAACCCAGAAATTGCCGACTGTGCCAATTGATAGTATTTCATTGGAAAATCGAGCCACGATCGTTTGCAAACGGGAGCATAATTATTACGAAGGCCAGTTTGTTGGTATTTTCGGTGTCTCCGGTCTGAGCATTCCTGGCAGTGGTACTGCGAGAGCTGTCACCAAGATTTCTAAGAGTCCTCCCCCAGCTACACCCCCAGTTTATGTAAAAATCACTGTCGGAATTAACGATATCATGTCGTTCGCCAATGGTATGGAGGTGGTGATCACCGGAGCTGATGCAGCTCATGCCAATTGTAATGGCACCCAAGTGGTGACGGGTCATGACAAGGTTAATAATTGCTTCCAGCTAAAGGGTATTTATACCAACACAGCTGGCGGTGATCAGACTACTGGTTCAATGACCGCAATGCCCCTTAAATCGGGTATTAATGGTAAGCAAGGCAAGGT